GGTGACGGAATTATCCTATCCGAAGGAAAACAATACAGAGCGCATAGGGTTATGTACGAGAACTACACTGGTAAAAATATAGATGGGCTTTACAGCGACCACTTGTGCAGAGTACGAGCTTGCATAAACCCCGACCATATCGAACCAGTAGACAACGTAACGAACATTATGCGAGGTGAGGCACCGTCCGCTAAGAACGCAAGGAAGACGCATTGCAATAAAGGTCACGAACTTATAGCTGGAAATATCCACATAAGAAATAATGGCTGGAGAATATGCAAAGCGTGTCACGCTGACTGGCAACGAGCTTACCGAGCAAAAGTCAAAGCTAAAAATAGCACCTAGCACCATACGCTTTATCACAACCATAAGGAGTACACAATGAACGAAGCACCAGATAACTGGACAAATCCATTTGGCGCATGGATGAGAGAACTGAAAGCAGAAATGCCAGAGTTTTTTCAGTTTATGACCAATGAACCAGTCAAGGAAAGACGAATAATAAGCGAGATCAACATACCTCGCGTGACTAAACAGATACACGTTGTAGATCAGAGAAAGACTTACCACCTAGTCTTAACACCAGAAGGTAAGCGATTCATCGCACAAGACAAGCTAATGAATGCAGAGGCGCTTGGCTTATCAGTGAGGAGAATGTAATGAACAAGAAGCTTATGACAGATGAAGAAATCATCGAAGCACTAAAGCGACCATTCAACGACGCAGACATAGAGTGGAGAATCAGTTTTGCAGATACCAACAACGACGGCTCAAGAGAGTACGCCTCGGTTGTCTGCTATATAGACTCTCGCGCCGTACAAACAAGACGCGATGAAGTCTGTGGAGTCGGTGGATGGTGGAACGAAGCACCGCAATACAACGGTGAAAAGACAGTAAACCAGGGTATCACGATCAACTTACCTCAAGCTGGCAAAGTCACTAAATGGGACGGAGCAGAGCAAACGGATATAGAAGCGGTAAAAGGCGGACTATCTAACGCGCTCAAACGAGCAGGGGTCTTGTGGGGAATCGGACGATACCTATATAAGCTAGATGCAATTTACGTCACTCTCCAGGCAGACAAGCCTCAAGACATGAAAGGCTGGGAACGGTCAAAGATCAAGCTTGGTGGTAAATACACCATCCGTTACTGGAGAAGACCGACTCTACCAAAAGAGTTTACGTCAGGAGAATAAATATGGAAGAAACCATAATCAACGAGACTGACATGTCACTCGAAGATATACAGATGTTCGATCAGCAAGGTTCGGACTACATAGACCAGGGTTCAGAGGAGTGGCACGCAGACAGGCTAGGAAATGCGACAGCAAGCAACTTCTGGAAATTTGCTAACTGGACTAAAGGGTCAAAGTACGTGTCACCTAAACCTACAGCCTACTGGTATTCATACCGGAATGAGCTTGTCGCAGAACGACTAACAGGACGTTACAAGCGTTTTGGCTCAAAGGCTATGGAGTGGGGCATTAACCACGAAGAAGATGCTGCACTCGAATATGAACGTCTGACAGGGCGTATCGTCGGTACGCTAGGGTTCATTAAGCACCCTGAGTACGACGCAGGAGCGTCACTAGATAGAGAGGTCGGTGAGGACGGACTCGTAGAGATCAAATGTCCAAACACGGACACCGCGATTGACTACGTTATAAACGGAATCCCACCTAACTATTACGCACAGATGCAAGGGCAAATGTGGATAGCGCATAAGAACTGGGGCGACTTTGTGGTGTTCGATCCACACCTCGGTAACACCTACATACAGAGAATACAGCGCGACGATGAATACCTAAACGAAACACTGATACCACGCTTAACGCAGTTTCTAACAGAGGTCGATCAAGTAGAGCGCAAACTTCGACAAGAAGGTTATGCAGCGGAACAAATCAACTAAGGGGGTATAAGAACTTACCATGTCAAAAAACACATTAGAGGGCATCAATATTAAGGAACTAAAACAACAAGTCAAAAAGGACAAAAAAGAAATGAAAAAACTTACAATCAACCCATCAGTTAAACACGTAGCAATCACATTAACGATCATCTTCATATTCACGCTCGGCGGTTTCGCCGGTGCATGGGTACAACGACAGTTTGACGCGTATGTCGATCACGCTGTAAGCGAAGCGGTTGCAACACAGTCAAAACAATAGCGCTAACTCAACAGGCAGTAGCGCAAATACCAAGCCCTGTACTGGAACTACAACCTGAAATCGTAGAGGCGGTAGAACCCGAACCAGTTGCTCAAGTAGGCTGTGAAGCGTACAGACACCTAGTAGAACAATACGACTGGAACGTAGAAACCATGATGAACGCGATGCAGCTCGAAAGCACCTGTAACACTAACGCCGTCGGTGATGATCGCGTGATTGCAGGAGTATATGCACCGTCATGCGGATTACTACAGATACGAACCCTAGCCGGACGACCTGACTGTGAAAGTCTGAAAGACCCTGCTACTAACATAGCAACGGCTTATCAGATATGGCTATCACAAGGATATATGGCCTGGAGCGTACTACATTAACAAAGATGAGGTGGAGTTATGTCAGTGGATATTCGTAAGCGGTTTCAAGAAAAAGATGACGAGCGCAAAGAGAAGCAACGAACTGCTAAACAGAATAAAGCACTCCATTTACTCTTTACGATGATCGCTGAAACGCTTAACGATACCGGCAATGATATGCGACGGACTTTACGAAGCGATATAGAAATCCCCTGGTCGGCAGATACAGTGAAAAACTACCTTTGGCGTCCAGTTCAACAAGCACAGCTCGAAAAGCAATCGACAACCGAACTGACCACAAAAGACATCGACGCAGTATTTGAAACGCTGAATAGGCACTTGGGAGACAAGATCGGGGTACATATCCCGTTTCCAAGTATTGAATCTGTATTAGATAAACAAAGGGAGGCCGATAGATGAGAATCGTATGTCGCGTATATCGTGACGGTTTTACGAAACCGCATCATGACGAGTACAAAACGGACTGCTATGAAGAAGTCACACTGAGAGAGCCCGTCGAGGACATCAGAGACTTCTTAGCAAACGCATTAGAAGAATTAGAAGATGAAGTCGTGGAAGAGGTAGATTCATGACAATGGCAGCAACAAGCCTAGCCGCATATAAGACGGTCAAGGTAAATCAGAACGAAGGTATCGTATTAGACGTTGTGAGGCGACACGAGCCGATCACAAACCAGCAGATAGCAAAGATACTAGGCTGGAACGAATCGCAGGTAACAGGCCGTACAAACGCGCTAAACACGAAAAACTTTATTCGGGTATTGGACACCAAAGGCGTTACGGACTCCGGCAAGAGCGCAAAACGCTGGGTAGCAATATCTCAAGGGGATAGGCAATTAAAAATGTTATTTGAACAAGATTGTGAGGGGTGAGATGAGTGTTTATTACGCTAAAGAAAAGAAACGCTGGATAGCCAGATCGAAAATGGTCAACGGCAAACGAACGTACTTAGGCGCTTTCAAGAGTGAAGCTGATGCTGAAAACGCAGTCGCCATATACGAGCTAACAAAGCTGACGACATCAAACTTCGCACCGCTGCACCAAGTAGAAACACCATTTGAATTACCAAAGAAGCAAGGCTTTTTTGCCCGACTATTCAGGAGAGCATAAATGAGTAAAAAAGAGCGCAGCTTATTAGACAGTTTCAAAATCTATTACGAGCGTCAGGAGAAGCGGAAATGATCGACGCACTCTACTTTGCTTGGTATGTATTCATCCACAGCATCGAACTCTTAGGCTACTTAGGATTACTATTCTTCGCCTACATGATCGCTATCCTAATCCACGAGTGGTATGTGAAGAAACGCATACAGCGAGAGACACGACAGGAATTACATGGCTAACATCAAGATCGACAAAGCAGATAAAGCCTTCTCGACCTATATTCGCACTAGAGATAACTGGACATGTCAGCGCTGCATGAAACGGTACGACCCACCTACATCAGCGCTACACTGTTCTCATTTCATGGGTAGAGGTAAAGAGGCTACACGCTTCGACGAACTCAATGCTGACGCAATTTGCTATGGTTGTCACCGTTACTTTACCGCTCAACCCGCAGAGCATTACCAATGGCAGGTAAAGAAAAAGGGGCAAAAGGTCGTAGATGGACTCGTACTTAGATCGAATCAATATCAGAAAAAGGACAGGCAGATGGCGTATCTGTACTGGACACAACGACTCAAAGAATTGGAGAAATAATCATGACATCAGAACGTATCGGCGGTATTAAACTAAACCCTGAACGCATGACAGACACTGAGCTAATAAACCTCGTCACTCATCGCATGGAAGTCTTAGAACGTACAGCAAACGAAGTAGAACGACTAAGCGGTATACTCCGAGATCGCGGCATGTTTGCAACGCCGGAAGACACGCAAGATAAACCTGTGGATAACTCCTTGTAAATCTGTACTTCTAACGGTGGTTATGCTATACTGTAATAGACACAGTTACTACAATTCATCACGAAACGAGTTACTATCTTTGTTTGGACTCATAAGGTTACTTACCTCCTTGTGAGTTCAATCGTACAATTTATTTTGTACTCCTAATTTGGTTTAGGTGGACGCAACTATTATCCCACCATTACTTTTAGTAATACGTCGTTGCAGGTTCGTGTATTCGAGACATCCCCACCTATACCAAACAAGGATAGTAACGATTTACAAATAGAGTCTTTATCACGAGGCTCTATTTTAATTTGAGATTCAATAAGGCGTACTACGGTATTCCTCGCACATTAACGAGGCGGGCTGGGACAATTCAAACAAGATTTTTCAATATATTCATATCCTTGAAAAAACATGTACAAACAAAGTTGCTCCATCAAAAACTCAGCACGTCTTATTGAGCTTCAAATATAACGGGGGTTACATGAACAACGAGCTAGCTCTATGTCCGAAATGCAATACATTCAGCTTCATTAAAGTGATGACATTCGGCACAAACACAACGAAAGGCAACTGCACTAACTGTGAATACAAAGTAGACCGTCTATCTAAATCTGCTGGCCGACCAAAAGAGGTAAACCCTCACCTCACTACCAAGCAAGCCGAGTGGATCGAACAATCAAAAGCTAACATTCACAAACTATCTCAAAGGGGTAAACATGGAACACTCACAACCAATTGAACAAGTAGAGGGTCAGCTATCTCTATTTGAAGTACGCCAGTTCTTAGGCCGCGCCTGTTTAATCATTGATAACGTGGTATATCCTCAGTTTGAGTTGGGTGAAGATGAGTAAATAGGTGACGGCATAGAAGATACGTTCGAATACATATTTGGAGACGACGAATGAACCACCTCACTAACTACTTGGAGAGTGAATAATGAAAAAACTTATAGATGAATGTTCAGAACACAGCTACATTTATCTCAAAACCGAGAGTGTGGCAATATCCCACCCTACGCCAAGAATAATCAACAAAGAGGTATATGTTTGTGTTGATTGCGGAAGTGGTCAAGATGTTTATGATTTAGAAAACTTTGTAGAGATACCCAAATCGGAGAGTGAATAGAATGGCTACAAAGAAGCTCACAATCAAACAAAAGAAGTTTGTGAAAGCTTATGTTGCTAATGATGGGAATGGTCAAGAAGCGGTCAAGGCAGTATACGATATTACCTCTGATAGTTCGGCGGCTGCAATTGCTAGTCAGAACTTAAACAAGCTTAACGTCAAGGAAGCTATAGACCAAGCCTTAGAAAAACACGGTATAACGATTGATGCAGCAGTAGCGCCTATAGCAGATGGACTCATAGCTCAGAAGGTCACTTACTCAGATGATGAGGGTACTGTAGTCACTCCAGACCATACAATACGCCTCAACGCTTCTAAGATGGCACTCAAGCTACTAGGCGCAGAGAAGAATGATACAGCAGGTAGTGGTAACACATTCAACTTCATCAACAACGCCAATTTTAGCCCGAGTAAATACAAGAAATGACGACTTTTAAGACATACACATGCGAATGGTGCGATAGAGTATTCGATGCTCAACTTAGGGCAAAGAATAAACCGCAGCCAAAATACTGTAGCCTGGCTTGTAGCGCCGAATCTCGTAAAGGAAAGCCATCAAAGAATAACAAACAGATACCAAAGCAATGTGAATCATGTGACCGAACATACTTCATTCCCCTTAGCAGAAAAGATACTGCTACATCCTGCTCTGACGAATGCCGCCAAGCACTACACGGCATGAAGGTTATTAAGCACGGCAAAAGCAAATCAAAAGTCTATGCGGTTTGGGCAAATATGAAAAAGCGATGTACTAACCCAAACGACCCGAACTGGAAATACTACGGAGGCAGAGGCATAATCGTATGTAAAGAATGGCTAGACTCATTTGAAGCTTTCTATCAGTATATGGGAGACCCGTCACAGGGTTTAACGATTGATCGGATTGACAATGATGGAAATTACGAACCAGGGAACGTACGTTGGGCTGATTATGTTACTCAGTCTTTCAACTCGCGAAGGTGGCAACGATGAGTGGGATAAAATACGCCGATTTCATATCTGATTGTTTCTATCTGAAAGACAAGCAGGGTCGTATCATCCCCTTCAACTTCAACGATGTACAGGCAGACTACTACGACCTACTAGAACAGGACTACCCCGACTTCCAGGGTATCCGAGAGAATATCCTCAAGGGCCGTCAATTCGGTATATCTACCATGTGGGGCGGTATCTTTACGACGGACTTTATTTATTCAGCGTTAGGAGAGATACAACTCACCAACTCAGATATTTATTCATACAAAGACGAGGATACAAAGTCACACTTTGAGCGCGTCAATTTATTCATTAACTCATGGCTTATTAAGACTCGTGGTGGTGACTATGGGGAACTAATCGCAGCAGGCCAACTACGAGAGGTACAGGAAGCTATTATCGCACTCCGTAAAGAGTTTTTCCGTATTGATACCCAGAACTACCTCGAATCTATGAACGGTACACAGATCATGACTAAAACCGCATCAGCTAAAGTATCTGGTCGCGGTAACACTAAACAGAACATTCACTGGACAGAACCAGCGTTTTACCCGAACACCGAGATACTATCAGCCAAACAACTCATCACTGGTGCAGAGGAGCAGGTCGCAGACGGTATCGGTAAGATCGTACGTGAGTCTACCGGCAACCTCGCAGGTGATTACTACGCTGAGGAGTACTACTTAGGCAAAAAGGGTAAATCAGAGTTTAAGAGTCGCTTCATCGCATGGTACTCACACAAACCATACACACGAGAAACGCCTCAAGGATGGGAGCTACCGGCTTATTACACCAAGATCGTAGAAGATGGGCTCGCAACCCCAGAACAATGCTACTGGCACTACATGAAGACTCGTGAGCTATCTGATAAGGGCAAGCTACGTGAATATCCAACGATGGATAAAGAAGCATTCCTATTTGGCGGCAATCCATACTTCGATGCTGAGGCGTTACTGTACTACACCAACAACACAATAAAACCAATCCGAGAGGTCGAATATGCTACGGCTTTTTAGGCAAATCGAACAAAACGAATTTTTTGTTGTCGGTGGTGACTGCTCGCAAGGCGGTATAGATAGTAACTGGGCGCAGTTTATCTCAAAAGACCGTGTAGATGTACCGCTGATACTCGAACAAAACGGCGTTGCTGCTGATATGACCCCGATACTACATCAAACACTAGAGTGGCTATTCGATAAAACTGGCGTACAACCAGTCGTCGCACTTGAGCGAAACATGGGCGGAGCAAGTGAGATGGAGCGGTTACGCAAGCTCAATAGGCTAAACAAATACCGACTCTACCAGTACAAGCGCATGGGTAAAACTGACGGCGAACGCCAAACACAGATACTCGGCTTTACAACCGACTCAGTATCCCGACCACGAATGCTCGGTGATCTAAAAGTCGCGGTAGATAGTATCGGCATAAAACTATATGACGAGGAGACAGTAAACCAATTATCTACATTCATAGTGAATAAGAACAACAGACCAGAAGCAGCGCCGAATACACACGATGACGCGGTAATGAGCCTTGCAATAGCGTGGCAACTGTATCAGACAGAGGAGAAGGTATTGATCGACGATGACGACGAAAGCTACCAGTCAGGCAATTTATCGAGTTTATGGGGGTAAACAAATATGGACTTTGGTACAGAAGAAATAACAACGACGATAGATGACAACGGCTCATCAGTAACGATCAAGCGAAACTATGTGCGTGGTGACATAGTCCGACCTGTACGCCATCAATACGCTATTAAGAAACGTGTAAAGAATCAAGCCGAAGAACACGCAGCATACCTAGAGTTCTCTGACATGATTGCCAGCGACCCGAAGAAACTTGACCCGCAGTTTAAGCTGGAGTTCTCAAAGCTTGGCAAAGAGAACGGGTACTACAACGTCGTAGTCTGTTACACACAGTTAGAAAATTAAGCTATACAACCATTACACCGATTATGCTATAATGTAACTAGCAATAACACTGAAAAAGATACCAGGCGTTGCGCAACAACACAGGTATCTACTCAGTGTTCTCCTACTTAAAAGAAGACAACTTACTTTCTACTTATACTGCCTCCAAAGAATACACGGAGTCGCTTACTCAACCATTTCCTGAGTTTGAGCGTATTGCTCGCAACCGTCCGAAAAAGAACATCGACCCACGCTATCCAAAAACAACCGATGGTACTACCGCAGCAACGCTTAGAAAACTCGGCAAGCGGGTTGTACAACAGCTTCCTACTGGAGTAGTTGAAACTGATGATGATAATGCATGGCTACCTATCGTCGCTGGCTTCATTTACCTCAACAAGATACTACCTTACGCCAACTTAGAGTACGACCTCATCCAAAAGTGCTGGCAGGTTATCGAAAAAGGCGCTACATTCGGCGCTACTGCTACATATGCCCCGTTTATCAACCACGACGGCTATTTCTGTCCTGATCTTACCCTGCCATACTGGGGTGATACGTTTATTCAAGCTGGCAAGAAATCAGGCTATGACTGTAAATACGTCTTCTTACGCTCTTGGTGGCAACCAGAAGACATCGACGCGCTTATCGACCAAGAAAAGAAACTCAAGAAACAAGCCAAAGAACGTGGTGAAGTATACGAGTCAACTTGGGACTTAAAAGCCCTCGAAGACATCAAAGACAAGACCTCTAAGAAGCCAACTGAAGCGGAAACACCTACCGAAAAAGACCGCAACGTTAAAACAGACGCAGTTGAAATCATCACTGCATTCCAAAACGGCGTTGGCGCGACATTCTACACATTTGCTACCGCTTCTGATGAGAGCGGTGAGGAAGAAGTCACTGTACTCCGTCGCAAAAAGAATAAAGACCCTCGTGGCAAAATGCCTATTGACTGGTACTACCACGATTCAGACGGCGCAAACCCATTAGGCCGAGGTATCCCTGAACTTGTCGGTGGTCTACAGAACCTTATCGACGCAGATATGCAGATGTATCAGTTCAACCGCGCATTGATGCTCGCTCCTCCTGTCGTTGTAAGGGGTATCCCAAAGAAGAAGGTAGTATTTGCCCCGAACGTCATCATCGATGTTGGCAACAGCCCTGATGCTGATGTCAAACCACTCACTATCGACACAGCTGCTGTCACGAACTACCCGAACCTATATGGACTACAGAAATCACAATTGCTTAATCTCGTATCAAGCCCTGACACGAGCATCAGCGCCGAAATAGGAAACCCCGGATTTGGTAAAACCCCTAGCGCTATTAACGCACAGCAAGCAAACATCTCAGTTGACGACAACCACACACGCAAGAACTTTGAAGCATGGTACGAACACTGGGGTGAAACAGCTATTAACCTCTACTTTGCAGAGCGTACTGGCGTAGAAGAATTACAACTCGATAAAGATACCGCACAGAAGCTCCTAAAGCTCGTCAGTGAAGGCAAATTAGTGCTTGAAGAGCCTCACCTATCCGCACTCCAAAACGACAACAAGATCATGATCGACTACGATACCGCGACTCCTGCCCTCAAATTCCGAGTCGATGCGTCTACATCAAAGATGAAAGAGGACGCTACTCAGGCCGAAATCCTGACTAACCTCCTGGCATCACTTGAAGCAAGCCCTATCCTTTCTCAGACCGTCCCACAAGAGAAGATTCTCGCAACATGGAACAGAATTGTCGCTAACTCTAGTGTTGAAGACCCCGAAGAGCTAACCGTTGATATAGAGGAATTTCTACAGCAGCAACAAATGGCGCAGGAGCAAATGGCACAGCAACAAATGGCCATGCAGCAGCAACTCCCTGCTGAATTACCACAAGAACAAATGTTAGACATTGGCCCAGAGATGCCACAAGAGGCTATGGAGCAGCCAAGCGATGCAGAACAGGTATTTAACCAACTCGCATCTATCGGCCTCCCAGACAGCCTATTAAACGAGGCAGGACAGGCTCTACAAACCGGTGAAGACCCTGATCTCGTGCTTGAAGGTATCCAGCAACTAATCGCTGAGAGGGCGTAACCATGCAAGAAGATAATGTCTATGTGAACGACGGGGCGTTTTACGCCATGACCGATGAAGTCGATGTTACCGATGTTGAACGCGATAAAGAAGAAAACGAAGTACGCACAAGCGCCCCTACTTTAGCTAAAGCAATCGACCATTTACAGCAACGAGCAGGCTTCTACGAGTCTATTAACGCTATAGACCAATCAGTCCTACTTAACCCTGAAGAGTTTATGCATGTTGTTGCAGGTAACAAACACGCAGCCACAATTCTCCGCCAAGAAGCCCAAGAACTGAAAGGACTTTTAGACGAATACACCCAAACCAAGTAGAGATGTATTGTTTCCTGCTGGTAATCCTCGAAGCGCCGGCAGGAAAGAGCCCATCTCAGCTCTCACTTCGCCAGTGAAATAAGGCGTAAAACAAGGAGAACCACATGCCAGACGAGGAAGGCACACAAGTCGTAAATGAAACAGCTGTAGTTGACACAGCTACCACCGATTCGACGACGGAGGAAAACAACAGTACGCAGGTGGCAGATCAAACCCCAGTTGGTCGTCAGACCGATTCAGGCGAGATTGTCCTAGAAACACCAGAAGTAACAGAAGATACGGACACCTCAGAGAGCTCAGAGGACACAGACACTACTGAAGCAGATGATGTCGAAGAACCACCAAAACGAGGTGCAGAAGCTCGCAAAGAGCAACTGAATACCGAAATCAGGGACTTAGTAAGTGAACGAAACGCTATACGCGCTGAAGTAGAACGGCTCAATGCACAAGTCTACCAACCAGCCAGCGTCGAAGAACTTACCGAGCAAGTCAATCCAGAGACAGGTGAATACTACAACCGCTTAGAAGCTCAAATCGAATCAATGCGACAAGAGCGTGAAGTAGAGAAGTATAACAACCAAGTTGCAGAGACACGCTTTAGCCTCGCTAACGAAGCAAGCAAAGCACTCCAAGACTTCCCTATGTTTGACGAAACTAGCCCTGAATACAACCCACAAGCAGCACAAGCCGCAGATCGGGTACTTGGTCAAAGTTTAATCCGCGACCCTAATGTACCTGAAATTGACCCATCAACGGGTCAACCTACTGGTCTTGGCGTTGTTATCGGGTCACACATCTCACCATATCAGCTATATCAATCCCTTGCCGTGTCCGCGCAAGCAAGCGCGCAGAAAGCCAAATTACAGGGACAACGAAACGTCGAAAAAATGCTATCGCAAACTGATACCGTCACTGGTGGTCAGGGACGTAGCAAAACTTTTGAACAGATGTCACTTAAAGAGCAAGAAGCGTGGCTACGCAAAAAAGGACACGACATATAACGTCGTAAAGGACACTTAAATGGCAGCTAACACAACTAGCACGCTCAGTAATGAAATGATGACTTTCCTCATCAACGATTTCTTGACTCGTTCAGAAGCACTTACCATCCACAGTGAAGGTGCTAAAAAGCGCACTCACTCACAAAACAGCGGTAAAACAATGACTTGGAACCGCTACACCCCACTTACAGCAGCTACAACTGCATTGACTGAGGCAACTAACCCAACTGAAAACAACATCGCAAGCACAACTGTTTCAGCTACTGTCGCTGAATACGGTAACTTCGACAAGATCTCTAGCCTGCTTTACGGTACGTCAATTGACCGCGCAGCTAAAGAAAAAGTAGAAGTGCTTGCACAGAACGCAAGTGAAACGCTTGACACGCTTGTTCGTAACGAGCTATTCACTGGTGCAACAACGCAATTCGCGGCAGCACGTACAGCTCTTACAGCAGTCACATCTGTTGACGTATTGACCGTTGCTGAAATCCGTAAAGCAGTCCGTACTTTGAAGAAGAACAACGCTATCACTTACGGTGACGGTTACTTCCTCGGTAAAGTCGGCCCTGACACAAGCTTCGACCTTATGGGCGACACAACTTGGGTCAACGCACACAGCTACAAAGACGGTGGCGAACTCTACAAGGGTGAACTCGGTAAACTACACCGTGTCCGCTTCCTTGAGTGTTCGAGCAACCAGAAGTCAGAGGCTTCAACAGTTACTGTTTACTCTAACTTCATCCACGGCCAAGAAGCTATCGGTACGGTTGATCTTGCTGGCGGTAACAAGCAGCTTATCATCAAAGAATCTGACAAGAGCGACACAAGCAACGCACTTAACATGTTTATGACTATCGGTTGGAAGGCTACCTTCGCTACGAAGACCCTTAACAGCTCATGGATAGTAAATATTAAAAGCGCTGCGAGCGCCTAGTCAGTAACATCATAGAAACGAGGTAATATGACTACAACTAAAGACGAACAGCCCAAAGAAGTAACTGAGCGCGAAGAGGTTATCTCTTCAAAGTCAGTCCTTCGCAAAGATGTACTCAAAGCCTACAACGAAGGCGCAAACTACTACGACTTAGCCCGCGAGTTCATCGGATTCGAGAGCGAAGAAGCAGTAGAAAAAATACGCCAAATCGTAGAGGGTTAATATGGATTCCAGTCGGGATGCTGACCTCTCAGCCTTGCACAAGAGGTTTCATGACACAGATTTACCGATGGGGACTCGGCAAAGAGCCTATCGCACGTTTCAAACCATCCAACGCCAGATAAAGGATAAAGGATTGAATGAACTACGGCATAGGCTTATCCGAGCCCACCGCGCTAATGATGTACATGAAGCAGATAAAATCGAACAGCAACTAAAGGAGTACAGCTACCGACATGGATACCCCGTCAAAGAATAAGTTACGAATACTCGCTATTCACTCTATTCAAGGCACAGATTACACGCGCCACTCAGCTATTGATATGTGGCGCGTTTTCTGGCCTTTAGAAGAACTAAAGAAACACGTTGATTGGATAATCGACTACCAAACGACATTTATACCGCACGCATATACCTCTATAGAGCAGTTTGACGAAGCAGAACTGGAGAAAGTCGCTAAACACTTAGGGTCGTATGACATTATATTCAGCTCATACCAACCCTCACCATTTGTGTTCTCTCTGCTTAAAATGATCGAGAAGCGCTATGGAACGAAGTATGTCCTCGATGATGACGATGACGTATATAACATCGAACCAGACAATCCGTTTTGGCTGAAAAGCAAACCGGAAGATGTTTATTACATGCAACGTATGATCGAGCTAAGCTCACACATCACTACCACTACACCAACACTACAACGACGCTATCAGCAAGAAACCGCAGCAAAAGTACACCTTGCACCCAACTTTATTTCCAACGCTTACAAAAACGACGTCGTGAAAGACCCTGAGAGGCTTACAATTGGCTACTTTGGTGGTGCAGGCCATTATCATGACTTACACGAAACAGGAGCGATACAGGCAATAGAAAAGATCATGCACGAGTTCAAGCACGTACATTTCGTGACTGTCGGCGTACCGATTGACCACTCACTGCCTAGTAAACGAAAGCACGAGCATAACGCAACAAATGTACACGACTGGGTATACAAGGTATTTCCTAGGCTCAATATAGATATTTCTATCGCTCCGCTTCGTTTAACTGAATTCTCCAAATCAAAGAGCAACATCAAATGGCAGGAAGCAACCCGTCTATACTCAGCGTTTCTATCAAGTAATATCGGCCCGTACAGCGAACTGCCACCACATGTACTTACTCGTGTCGATAATACACCTCAAGCATGGTACGAAGCGCTAAAAACACTCATAACCGACACTGAAAAACGCCATGAACAGATCAAGAACGCCAAAAAAGAACTTGCTGACAACTGGACGCTAGAAAAGAACTGGACAGTCTACAAGGAGCTGTTTGAGCGTGTAAAAGCATCGTAATTATGCTATAATGTAGCGAGAAACCGACGAACAATCCTACGCTAAAAGAAGCGAGATGCGACCCTAAAGAACAGGGCAGACGCGAACGGAGCTATAGCGAATAACTAGGATAGTCGAAAAACTATACCGCCTAAAGGCTAAAAAGAGTCTCACACGTTATAACTGCTATTTATACAGCATTTATTAACAAGTTGAGAGATTGCTTACGCTTGACAAATATTACGCCATGTGGTATATACAGTAGTATGAAAGGTTATAAGCTTTACGTCCTAGGAGCAGTTGTTGCAACTGTCGCTTTTGTAGGATCGGTAACGTCTATTGTTTATGATCGTGTATCATCTAGTAAAGCCCCTGTAGAGACTCAGGTAGCATCACAGTCCATACAGCAACCAAAGCCTGTTACGCTGAATAAACAGCACATTTACGAGCTGATTAACGCGGAACGAGCGAACGCAGGACTTGCACCACTCGCAACAAATACTTTACTTGAGAACTCGGCATGTGCAAAAGCTCAGCACATGATTGATAACAATTATTGGGGACATGTAGCACCAGATGGTACTCAGCCATGGTATTTCTTTGACCAAGCTGGTTACGCATATAGTCGTGCAGGGGAAAACCTAGCATACGGTCACAACACAGAAGAAAGTGTTATCAGCGTTTGGATGAACAGCCCAACGCACAAAGAAAATATACTCGGCGATTATCAAGAGGACGGTCTGTGTGTACTCAATAACATTACTTACCAAGGCTATGTCGGCACGAACCTGATCGTCCATCACTTCGGAACACTTCGATAAAAGTCCACTAAGATAAGCAATCTCTCCTAATTACAAGGAGATTTTTTATGCAAGGCCCAGATTATCGCACATGGTTACAAGACCGATATAGCAACAGCACTGATGCAACCGTTAGACAACAGGCAGGGGCACTATTAAATGTCGTCGGTAATGATGGTGGAATAAACAAAAATTTTATCGCAAACCCGTATAGCTACGCCACACAACTAAAAGGCATACCGAACATCGACTCGACACAAGGTCAGATCCTAGGCTACGGCCCAGATGGTATGACTCGTATAAATAACGAGATGTTAAGTGCGTATAACTCACCGAATCGACAATACGGCGGTAATGCATACCCATCCCAAGTCAACGGCACATCAACAGGTGGTGGCTCAGGCTACGTTGCTCCTCGCTATGACCCGAACACACTAGCTCAATTCGACCAATCAGAAGGTGTTATCAACAACTCACTCGGACGCTTAGACAACCAGCTCAACATCGCTCGCGGTAACGTCACAGGTCAATACGACAACCAAGTACGTGACCTCGATACGCAAAAAGCAAACGCTCAATCAGGTTACAACACCTCATCGACTCAGAACTCCCAAAACTTACGCAGTAACAAGAACACGATCACTGACCAATCCTCAAACGGTCTACGTGGTCTTATGCGTATGCTCGGTGCATACGGCGCTCTCGGTTCATCAGACTCTCGTGTAGCAGGTCGTGCAGTCGCAGATCAAGCTTCTCAGCAACGTGCAGGCGCTGGTCAGACATATGCTCAAAACCAAAGCGACCTTGATACTAACTGGGGCAACTACCAGACACAATTCAATGCTAACCGCACTGGCCTCGACAACTGGAAGAAAAACAACCTGAACGCCGTCGAATCTGAGTCATTGACACAGCGGCAGAGCCTATTAAGCAAACTTGCTGACATCAAGGGCCAACGTGCAGCACTCATCGGTGGTTCTTACACTGGTAGCGCACAACCATACCTCGACCAAGCTAACGCATTAAACGGTCAGATCGACAACTTAGGTCGCTCAGTACAAGCATATGCTGGTACAGCTCCTACATACCAAGCGAAAGAACTTAGCTCATATGACACAGGTAGCGGTACGGCAGGCGTAGTTGCGAACAGCCCTCAAGGTGGTTCAATGCTCAATACCCCGTATCTATCATTGTTACTCGGACGCGACAAGAAACAACAGTTACCATTCTTAGGATAATCTAATGGCCAACCTATTCGGCGCTCTCGGCAAATCACTCGAAGACTGGGCGTACAACACTTTTTACAGTGACACACAGAAAAAAAATGACGCAGCAGTAAAAGCAAGCAATCAGCAAGCACAAGCTCACGCACAAATGAAAGCAGGGCAGATTAACCCTGTTCAATACAAGCGACAAGCGGCTATCGCTGCTAATTCTATTGCCCCTGCTTATTCAGCTCCAGCTCCTCAGCAACAAGGATATGCGCCACAAGCGCCGAGTAGACCACAGATACAAGCTCCACGAATATCAGACATACCTAGACCGCAGTTAAACCCTACCCAGCAATTCGATAAAATCATCCAACCAAAGCCGACGATTAAGCCACCAGTACCGCAGAATAACAGCAGCGTCGGTTTTCTTGGCGGAGTAGCTCATGACATGTTTTATGGTTCGCAAAAACGCGACCTTGAAAAGTCACAGAACGCTACTAACATGCAAGCTGAAGCTCATAAGGCTTACAAAGAGGGTAAAATATCCAAACAGCAGTACGGTAGTATTCTCCGGCAAGCCGCCGATAGCGCAAACAACACAACCGCCAGAAGCCGAATAGCGCCAGAACTCAAAAAAGGTCTTAGCTATAAGGATATTGCACAAAACTCAGGCTATTCAACCGAGGAAGTTAAAGATTATGTGAAAAAATATAATCCTTCGTATGGCGACAGAGGACTTGCGATGAACGCGCTCGGAGGCGTAAAAGATTTCGGTGTGAACATGCTTAATGCTGGTGCTGGCATCGTGACTAAACCTATCCATGAGGCTACAGCTAATCGCGCCGCTGATAATGATAAGTTAAAGCAAATCAATGCTGACTTCAAAGCCGGTAACATTACTGGTGCTGCCGCCATGGAGCGCGCCCAAGCTATTGCTGACCCCTATATCAACAAAAAGGTAAACGTATCTGATGACGGCACTATAGGTGTCGGTAGTGGCAATGCACTTGATTTTCTCGGTAAATTTACTATGCAGGGTGTTGATACTGCCAGTGTGCTCCCTGTCGGTGGTGCATTTGCAAAAGGTGCTGGTGTCGGTTTGCAACAGGTAGGCAAGAGTGTCGCAGGCCCAACTCTAAGTACGGCATTGACCCGAACAGGTAATATGGCGAACGCTGTTGGTAATAACCTCATGCAAACGACCATTAACCAAACCTCGTCTAAGATCGCGGAACAGCTAGCCACAAGAGGCATGAACATCGACAAAGCTCGCATCATAGGTAATGCGCTAACCAACAACGCGAAAGAAGCTGGTATCTACGGTACTCTCCAGACTGGTTCAGACATCGCACAAGGCAACTTTACGCCAGAAGGTGCATTGATGAACTATGGTGGTCAGTTCGCACTAGGTGTAGTAGGTGAACTCGGACTAAGCACGGCCGGTACAGCACTCGGTAAGGGGATACGCACAGCTCCTACTCCTGAAAGAGTAGTAAAGGAACATCCTGAAATACAAGGTCTTGAAACAACAGCAAAACAGTATTTCGATCATCGAAACTCACTTATAGATAGAGGCCTATCACCAAACAGCACCGCAGTAAGAGCAGTTGATAACGCTATCCGCAAACTTGGCAAAGAGTACGACAAAACATACAAGCGATTGTATGAAATGCAGACATCGGGTGGCTATATGGCTGGCCTACAAGCTCTCGGTTTCAACGAAGCCAAAAAACAAGGCTTAGTCTTTGATGGTCTCGATGGTAAGCCACGGTTTGAGGTGGATGATAGTGGGGCGAAACTGCTCGATATAGCAAACGCAAAACCGAGCGTCAAACCAGAGA